GACAATAAACCTAAAAATACTTTTTTAGATTCTTATACTGGTGTCTTCGGACCGTTGAATGATAGGAACATTTCTGAGGAAACAGCTCGGAAGTTTGGAGTTCGTAGAGTCAACAATCCAGATGGTAGTATTAAAGAACACATCTACCCATACTTTAATGGTAATGAAGTAGTTGGTACTAAGACAAGGTACATATCTAATAAAGGTTTCATCACGTCAGGTACATATGAAGGTACAGGACTGTTTGGTGAGCAACTGTTTAGAAATACTGGAGGTAAGTATCTAACTATCACAGAGGGTGAATGTGATGCAATGGCAGCTTATGAATTGATGCAATCTAAGTGGGCTTGTGTATCTTTAAAACGTGGAGCAGCAGGTGCTGTCAAAGATATACGAGAAAGCATAGAGTTTGTAGAATCATTTGATAATGTTGTGCTTTGCTTTGATAATGATAAAGCAGGACGGGAAGCCGCAAGGAATGTAGCTCGTATTTTAAAACCCGGAAAGTCTAAGATCATGACGTTCCCTAACGGATATAAAGATGCGAATGATATGTTGAGACAGAAGAAGTTTCAAGATTTCATGTCTTCATGGTGGGAAGCTAAGACATATACTCCATCAGGTATTATGGAGTTATCTTCTAAGAAGAGTGACTGGCTACATCGAGAAGAAAAAGAAAGCATTGCTTATCCTTGGGAAGGACTAAACAAAAAACTATACGGTCTTCGTAAAGGAGAGTTAGTTACTCTGACAGGTGGTACAGGACTTGGTAAATCTAGTGTGACTCGTGAGCTTGAACATTGGCTCATCAAACATACAGATGATAACGTAGGTATTGTAGCTCTTGAAGAGAACTGGTTACGTACTGCTGATGGTATTATATCTATTGAAGCAAATGATAGACTATACTTGACAGAGAAACGTAAGAACTATTCGGAAGAAGACTTGGTAAAGTTATTTGATAAAGTCATACCGGAAGGTCGAGTGTTTATACATGCTCACTTAGGAGCAACCGACATTGAAGAAATATTTTCTAAGCTTAGATATATTATCGTAGGTTGTGAATGTAAGTGGGTGGTGGTAGATCACTTACACATGTTGGTCAACGTATTATCTGAAGGTGATGAACGTAGAGGAATTGATATGTTGATGAACAGATTACGTAGTCTTGTCGAAGAAACAGGAGTAGGTATGATATTGGTATCTCATTTACGTAGAGCTAGTGGTGATCGAGGACACGAGAATGGTGTAGAGGTTTCTCTCAGCCACCTCAAAGGTTCTCAAGGTATAGCTCAACTATCTGACTGTGTGATTGCTCTTGAAAGAAATCAACAGGCTGAAGATGAAGATGAAGCTAATACTACGAAAGTTCGTGTACTTAAATCTAGGTACACAGGTGATACTGGATTAGCTTGTAGCTTGCGTTATAACAGTGAGACTGGTAGACTATTCGAAGTAACCGAGGAGGAGACATTTGATTATGAACAATTCTAAAGTAATATTTGATATCGAAGGTAATGGTTTACAGCCTACCGTCATACATTGTCTAGTTGCAAAAGAGTTAGATGGTAAAATTTATAAGTATGGTCCAGATAAAATTGAAGAAGGTATCGCATTCTTAAATGAAGCTGATACTCTAATTGGACACAACATACTGAGTTATGATATACCAGTAATTCAAAAGCTATATGGTGTTGATCTATCTGATAAAGATATTGAAGATACTTTAGTAATGTCTCGTCTGTTTAATCCTATCAGGGAGAACGGACACAGTTTAAAGACATGGGGTTATCGTGTTAACTTCTTTAAACAAGAACAACCCGAAGACTTTGAGGTCTTTACTCCGGAAATGTTGGAGTACTGTTGTCATGATGTAAGACTAAATGAGTTAGTCTATCATGCACTTCTAAAAGAACAACAAGGATTTAGTGAAGAGTCTGTAGCTTTAGAACATAAAGTAGCTAGAGTTATGATTGATCAGGAGAACAATGGATTTAAGTTTGACGAAAAGCAAGCAACTCTTTTGTTAGCTGAACTAAAAACTAGAATGAATGAAGTTACAGATGAAGTGCAGAAAACATTTAAACCAAGGATGGTTGATATCAAACGAGTCATACCAAAACTGAAGAAGGATGGTGAGTTATCTAAGTCCGGACTCAGAGCTGATGAATATGAAAGATGTATATCAACTGGAAACTATGAACCATTTATGCGACAAGAGTTGCAAGAGTTTAATCTTGGTTCTCGTAAACAAATCGGTGAGTACCTAATTGATTTTGGATGGAAGCCTGAAAGGTTTACACCTACTGGTCAGCCTATTGTGGATGAAGGTACTCTTAAAAAGATTGAACACATCAGAGAAGCCAAACTGATTGCTGACTTCTTGTTGTATCAAAAACGTATAGCTCAAGTTCAGTCATGGCTTGATGCAATAGAGGAAGATGGTAGAGTTCATGGGTCAGTAATACCTAACGGTACAATTACTGGTCGTATGTCTCACAACCATCCGAACGTGGCTCAAGTGCCTTCAATCAGCAGTCCTTATGGTCAAGAATGTAGAGCATGTTGGACTGTTGATGAAGGTAATGTTTTACTAGGAGTTGATGCATCCGGATTAGAACTGAGGATGTTAGCTCATTATATGAATGACGAGGAGTATGTAAATGAAGTTGTCAACGGAGACATTCACACAACTAATCAAAAACTTGCAGGACTTAAATCAAGAGATCAGGCTAAGACATTCATCTATGCACTCGTGTACGGAGCAGGAGATGAAAAGATTGGCAAAATCAGTGGAGGAACTAGAAAGCATGGCTCTCAACTTAGAAAGCGTTTCCTCGATAATCTACCTGCACTTAAAAAACTTAAGGATAGAGTGCAACAGGCTTCTAGGCGAGGATACCTCAAAGGATTAGATGGTCGTAAGATTTATGTAAGAAGCGAACATGCAGCACTAAATACTTTACTGCAAGGTGGTGGTGCTATTGTAATGAAGAAAGGTCTAGTATTATTAGAGGACCTATTAAAACTAAATGCTATCTCTTATAAGTTTGTAGCTAACATACATGATGAATGGCAGATAGAAGTACCGGAGGACGTTGCTGACTTTGTTGGAGAACGAGCAGTTGAAAGTTTAATTAAAGCCGGACAGCATTTTAAGATGCGTTGTCCACTTGACGGAGAATATAAAATAGGAGGGAACTGGAGTGAAACACACTAAGATAGATAAAAAATGCAATCACTGCGATGTTGAATTAGTACTTAATCAAAACTATGATACTCATAGATTAAAAAGAAAAGATTACATTTGTAAAGATTGTTATGAAAAATATTTAAATAAAAATATGTATGTCAATGGGAAGTATATTTCCAGAAATCACCCATTGTATAAAGCCGGTAGATATAAAACATTTGAAGATGCTGCGTTCAGTTCATTATCAAAATATGAAACAACAAGTAAAGGACAGGTTTATGTTATAACAAATCCTGCTTGGAAAGGATGGGTTAAAATTGGTATGGCTGTTGATGCAAACGACAGGTGCAATCAGTATCAAACATCTTCCCCTAATCGAGATTACAGATTAGAATATGCGAAAGATTTTAAAGATCGCAGAAAAGCTGAATCAAAAGCACATATGTTATGTGAAGATAAAGCAACCAAACGTCAAGGTGAATGGTTTAAATTAAAATTAAAACAAGCTATCACTTTAATAGAAACAATAACTGAGGAACAGTATGAAAAAGAAACAGCTTGATACAGTCGTTCAAGATATCTACGATACAGTAGCTATACTAGGACGTGGTGAACCATTAGAGGTTACCGAAGAACAGTTAGATCAATATGCAGAGTTTATGAAAGAAGCTCTCAAGGATTGGCTAACTCCTCGTGCAAATAAACAACCTACTTTAAGAATGTCAAACGTAGGTAGACCATCAAGACAATTATGGTACGATCTTAAATCTGATAGAGAACCTGTCGGTATTAAACCTGAAACTATGATTAAGTTTTTATATGGTCACATACTTGAGAGAGTTGTATTGTTCTTAACAGAACTTGCCGGACATGAAGTTACCGATGAGCAGAAAGAAGTTAAGGTTAGTGGTGTGCTTGGTCATATGGATTGTAAGATAGATGGTGAAGTTGTAGATATTAAATCTGCATCCGGTTATGCTTTTCAAAAGTTTAAGAATGGAACACTAGCAGATGATGACCCGTTCGGTTACATGTCTCAGATAGCAGGATACGAACATTCAGAGGGTACAGATCAAGGAGGTTTTCTAGCAATCAATAAAGAAAATGGAGAATTAGCTTTATTTAGACCACAAGAACTTGACAAACCGAATATAAAAGCTAAAATAAAAAAGATCAAGTCTCAATTAAAAGCTGAGACTCCCCCCGATAGATGTTACACACCTATTCCAGATGGAGCTTCCGGTAACATGAAGCTTCCTAGAATGTGTACATATTGTACTCATAAGTTTGAATGCCACAAAGATGCAAATGATGGTAAAGGATTACGTGTGTTTGAATATTCTAAAGGTTTAAACTATTTAACCAAGATTGTTAGAGAACCAAAAGTCAATGAGATAACTCACAGGATGGTGAAATAAATATGAATTATAAATTTAACGAAGAAAATACTATACAACAGATCAAACGATATATAGATCAAACATACGACAGGCATTATGCAAATGGTAAGTATCAAGCAACTGATATGATTATAGATGCAGGACATGGAGAAGGTTTTTGTATAGGTAATATTATGAAGTATGCCATGCGTTATGGTAAAAAGAATGGAA